TAAACTTAACTAGATTGGTAGGACCATTCTGGAATGTCATACCTGCCATATCATAGGGCCATGCTGCAAAGAATTGCCATACACCTGTTACAGCATTCATTCTCTGCTGATATACTTGCCCTATGTCGGTAATTCCTTCCCAATTAACAGGAGATCCTACTTCCCACTTAGTTATCATAATATTAGTAGTATATTCATCATATAATGTAGATCTATTCTCCATGTCTGGTGCAGCATAGTTCATCCACTGCTCAAAGAATTGACGATGCCACATCTGTTTATCTGATAAGAATGTAATATCTAACTCACCATTCTGTTGTCCTCTTGCCATTGAGTATGCAGCACCTTGCCATCCAGCAGCTACCTGTGTATCCTGTATCCTCTTACCAGGTATACTAACCTGATCAGCAAGATAATTGTTCGACATGAAAGCATCCCTTCTATCTTTGTTAACAAAGTTTGAATTTGCTAAAAGACAGGTAGGAAGATAAACTTTAACACCATAGAGATTCGATCTGGAAGGTTCTTTCTTTCCAGAAACTATCAGATCCTTAAAAATCTCAAAACTATTGGCACTCATTTGAGTCTACTCCAGATTATGCTACTTGGCACTTCCATTGTTCTACCTAGACCTGCTGGTCTAATAACAAACTGTTCTACTGGAAGTGGTGTCATATCACGCATTTCATCTTGAGGTACATTATAAGCTCTAGTTACACTAGACATAAAGTATTTATGATAGCAACGCATAGGATACGATATACTACCTGATGCCCATGCAGATGCAACACCCCTTCGGACATTAGGTCTTAGATAGTGCATATTCCCGCCAGAGAATTGCATCTTCTGATAATCTACATCTGTGATTAATACCATAGGAAAGGTATCCCAGAATTTCAGATTAGGTGTCTGTGCTGAATAATTGAAAAATATAATATCACCCACAGTGAAACCACCAGTATAATCCTCCAGTCCATATTGGAGTTGTTCTCTATACCACTGTTTAGACTGTTTGACTCCTCCTGCTAAGTCTTTGACATCTGTGAAGATACTCATACGTTTAAGTGTTTCTCTGTGAGTATAATAAATTGAAATCCTTTATGAGCACAGAATTGTCTAGCTGCCCTCCACTTAGCACTATTTACATTCCAATTCTTCACTTCATTTATAAAGGTCCGAGCCTTCTGCGATTTACGTTTAGGGGGTTTAGTTTGTGCAGCTGGTTTAATTTCAATGATCGATTTGGCGATTCTTCCATCCTTGGTTCTCGCTCTGACATAAAAATCAGGATAATAACGGTGAGTCCGATTATCCAAGGGAGACTTATAAGGTATAATAATTTCTTCACTGCCCCATTCCAATACGTTTGCATTACGATCACACCAATGCATAAATTTCTTTTCCCACAAACTCCTATAAATAATATTGGTATGATCACCTTTATACTTATGCTTGTTTGATGGTCGGTAGTATCCCTTATATCCCATGTCAAGTGCACCACTAGTATTTCCTAAGGCTAAACCCATAGGAGTTAACTCATCATCCAGTCGAGAAGCGATTACTAGTGAATCAGCGTTCCCTACTAAAGTCATTGATTATCTTAAATTTGATGTTTTCGATCAGAAAACAGATACAATGAAAGATAGTATATACTTATATTTACCCAAGAACTTAGTTGAAGGTCATAGAGCGAAATGGGATAGTGTTAGTTTAGGACCAGCAGGTAAAGCATTAGTAGATGCAGCAGCAGATGTTATTAATAGTGGTGGTGATGTAACTGGTGATGCAGTAGGTGAATCAATTAAAAAAGCAGCAGAAGCTGCAATGCCACAATTAGGATATAAGGCAGCTGCTGATGTTATTAATACTGCTATTAGTGCAACTGGTGGACAGGGTGGTTTAAGTAGAGATCAGTTAACATCTATCACTGGTAAGAAGATATTCAACCCATATGCAGAAGCAGTATATGGAGGACAAGAAGGATTTAGATCTCACTCATGGGATTGGCAATTAGTACCAAAGAGTGCTGATGATGTAATGACCATATATGAGATTATAAAAAAATTAAGATTATACTCACTTCCTGGCAAAGGTAATAACAATTGGTTAACAATTCCAGAATATTTCCGTGCCACTCATGTTAGGTATGTTGATAGAGGTGGTGGAAATGAATCCATCAATAATCCTGAAACTGGTGGTTCACCTGGACTACTAAGTGCCATAATGCAGTTCCCTACTAAAATGGTGCTTAAAGCTATGACAGTGAATATGTCTGACTATTCATCATTGAAGTCAACAATGCCTGGTCAACAATATGGTGATTTTGGTGCTATGAATTATGGTTTAAAACTAGACTTCATGGAAACTGCATTCCTCACCAAGGAAACATATCAACCAATACCAGCAGCAGTGCCTAGACAGGCCGCTGGTCAAGATAATTATACACAAGACCAACAGCAGTGGATGGATATGATCACTGATATGTTGGGTGACTTTGGACCAACCTACCAGTCATCTAATACAGCATAATGGCATATTTTACTCATTTACCTGATGTCTATGTAAGGACATCTAGTTATCGGCAAAATAATGTCGATCCATTTACCCTTGCGAAGAATATCTTCAGAAGGATCAAAATACGGGAGAACCTAGATGACATCATTTTAGGATTTGACCAATATACTGTGAAAAACAACCAAAGACCAGATCAGGTTGCTTTGGACATATATGGTAATATGCAATATGACTGGGTTGTGCTACTTGTTAATAATATCATTAATGTGTATGAAGAATGGCCCATGTCCGAAGATGAGCTAGAAAGGTATATTGACAGCACATATGAAGAGGATGCTGATTCTATCCATCACTGGGTTACCCAAAGAATCACAGATTTGAGAGGACGCATATTAGTGAAGGAAGACCGTATAGTACCAGAAAGCTATACCTACACAAGACCTGATGGTACTGTTATTGCGAAAGAGGAGACTGTTAGACCTGTATCTGTCTATGATCACGAAGCATCCAAAAATGACCAAAAACGCAATATTTACCTTTTACGAAAAGAGTATGTAACAGCGTTTGTTGAAGAATTTAGCACTTTATGTGATTATCTTCCAAATAGCGAAATTGACATAGAACAAGGAATTAAGAAATCTAAGAATACTGTCCAAGAGCAATTTATTACCGTTAAACCAACATATAACACAAATATCGGTCAGACCAGTTCTATCGATTTTGCGTCTGAAGCGGATTACTCATCTAGGACATTTGACACTTCTGGAGAGACTATAAGTGAAGGTGATGTTTTATCAGATGGTAGTACTGTAGTTACCACTGGTGCAGCAGGTGTTAGTAGTACTATAAACGAAACAAGATACGGAAGTTCTTAAAAAACCTCCAGGGCAAAAAAATACCCCCGATTTTTACGGGGGTTTTTCTTGTTCAAAAATCGAAATAATATAGAGACTTAGCGTCTGCACCTTTCCCACTCGATTACATCACGATGCTCATAATATCCTGGTATCCAGGTGTTAGTACGACCTAGGTAGTGACCAGGCACCCAATACTTCTTAGTAATGACCACCTCACACCTTCTCCGTCTAGGACGGTGGTGATGATCATAGTGCCAATCCTGCCATTGAGGATTAGGTCTATGAGCATGACCATAATGGTAAGACTCCTGAAAGGGCTCCCAGAATTCCTTCCAAGTTAATGCTTCTGCCTTTACTGGTGTAGCAAATAGTAGAAGTGGGAGTCCAAGCAGTAGTCTCTTCATTAGTCCTCGTTAGCTAAAGATGCGAAATAAGATAAATCTGGTGAATCACCTGACTCTCTTTCCTTTATCTTAGCACCAAACCCACTCTTTGCGGGTGTTTCTGGGTCCGCTTTGACAACTGGACTAGTAAGAGGTGCTAGTTGCTCATCTTCTTCATTAGATCTCACTACAGGTCTTGAAGACTTGTTGAGAACTACATTCAGACGTGCTGATAACTCCTCATAAGACTTGAAGTTCTTAAGGTCAGTAAACTCACTAAGAGAATGCTGAGACTTCCAGACTGCTTCAAGAGCATCATCTTCCAATCCACCTAACACAGATGGTGAGTCAAACTCACTCTTATCATAGTTCCAGTAACCACCAATGGTCTGGATCTTGATCTTAAAGTTAGCACCCTTCCAAAGGTCGAAAGGATTGATTGGACTTTCATCTTCAAACTGTGGTTGCATTGCTGA